GACTATCTGCAGGCACTGTCCACCGGCCTGTGCCTGTCCGAGCGCCGGCGGCTGGTGCTGTATGTTCACAATTATTCCTATGATTATGTGTTCCTGCGTAACTTCCTCTTCGAGCGCTTCGGCGAACCGACCGCGGCGCTGGCGGTCAAGACGCACCGATATATCACCATGCAATTTGCCTGCGGCATCGAACTGCGCGATTCTTATATCCTGGCGCAATGCAGTCTGGAGAAGTGGGCAAAAGACCTGGGCGCGCAGGTGCAAAAGGCCACAGGCCAGTGGGACTACAAAAAGCACCGGACACCGGCCAGTGATCTGACCGCGGATGAAATCGACTACGCCTGCGCAGACGCAGAGGCGCTGGCCGAGTGCGTCCGGCTGAAAGCAGCGCAGGGCGGTTATACAATAGGAAACATACCATTGACCGCGACCGGATACGCACGCGATGCCGCGCGCAGTGCCGCGTTTGCGACCGACTGGCACGAGCGTGTGCACAAACTGGACATGACGTTTGCGCAGTACGACAGATGCAGCCGGACTTTTCAAGGCGGCATCACGCATGGGAACCGCTGGCAGATCGGACGCATCCTGCATGGCGTCGTGTCCTACGATTTTGCATCGTCATATCCTTATGTAATGTGCACAGAAAAGTATCCTATGTCAAAGTGGGGCATGGCGATGTACTCGCTGGAACAGATCCAGCGCGACAGCGCGGATTATGCTTTTATGTTCGATCTGATATTAATTGACGCCAGGATAAAACCTGGCCATGCCATGCCGCCTATAGCGCAGAGCAAATGCCTGCGCTACAGCAATGACGCTGTGTGGGACAATGGCAAATTGATCAGCGCAGCCATCGTCGCTATACCATGCAACGAAATCGACATGCAGATTTACCTGGACCATTACGACGCGACCGCAGTTTATCATGGGCTGTTTGAAGATGGAAAGATGCGGCGCGGCATGGTCTACACCTGCGTGAAGAAGCCTTTGCCGCAGTGGTTCGTGGACACAATCGTGTCCTATTTCGTCACCAAGACGACGATGAAGAGCGCTGATCCTCAATTATACCAGTACCACAAAGCGCTGCTTAACGCGCAATATGGCATGTGCGGTCAGCGTCCGGTACGTGCCGAGATCGTCGAGGACTACCAGGCAGATGCCGGTTCTGAATGGCGCATCGTCGCGCCGGCCGATCCGGCACAGATGCTGAATGATTACTATAATAAATACAATTACTTTCTGCCATACCAGTGGGGCATGTATGTGACGTCCTACGCGCGCCGGAACCTGTACCGGCTGGGCGAGTGCTGCGAACAATGGATTTATTGCGACACAGACAGCGTCAAGGGGATCGGCTGGGACCTGGCCAAGGTGGATGCCTACAACCGGCAATGCGTTGAGAAATTGGCCGCGCGCGGTATCCAGCCGGTCACCTACAAAGGAAGGCAGTACAGCATGGGTGTGGCCGAGCATGACGCGACATACAGCGAATTCATCACACTGGGCGCGAAGCGGTACGCCTACAGAGACGCGGCCGACAACTCGCTGCACATCACGGTGGCCGGCGTGCCCAAGCGCGGCGTGAAAGCGCTGCATAACGATATAAGAAACTTTTCCCGCGGTAAGATATTTCACGATACTGGCAAGCTGGTACCGGAATATCACACGCAGAACGGCATCCGGACAATCACCAGGCAAGGCTGCCGCATCCGCGTCGGAAGCTGGATCAGACTGGTAGAGGCCGACTACAAGCTTGACATGACAGACCGTTTCGACGAACTGCTGGACGCGGTCATGCAGATGGATCGGGCAGAGGACTGAAAAAAGTGAAAAAAGTTGTTGCGGACCTGCGCAGGCTGTGCTAATCTATCATTGTCACCAGGGCGACAGCCCAAAACCGCATACAGAAAGGGTAAACAACAATGGAACAGGCGACAACGACAACGACGGCCACAACGGCTACCAGAATGCAGGAAGCGATCTACACCGAGTACGATTCCATGGCGCGGACCGCGCGGAAATTCGGTAACGTGTCCGAATGGGCGCACGACTTTCGCCAGCGCTCAATCGGCATCGTCACCGCGGCCATCTACATGGACGTGACCGCGGAAGAGCGCAACAAACTTTACGAACTGGTGGACCGTCTCTGGAACAGATTCGACCAGGACGCGAAATACTAAAGCTGGCGCAGGTTAAGTACAACATCGGCAAAGGTAAGCAGTAACCACAGACGGCTGGGCTATCGGCCATACGGGCAGAAAGGGTAAACAATGGGTAAAATCGAGATCACGGTCCGCGGCCATTTCGACGACGGCAGCCGCGAGCGCAGGGCACTGGCCTGGCCGTACACGTCGCATGGCGTGCGTTTCGGACTGGTCCGCAACATGTCCGAACATCGCTGGACGTCGGTCGAGCTTCTGACCGGTCTGGCGGTCGCGACGGCCGACACGCGCGACCAGTGCGAAGGCCAGACGGCCATGGTGGCCGACAGAGTCGCCGCGCTGGTGCAGCGGTACTGGAACGACGAGGCGCGAGGCATCAGCGACAGAAAGCTGTTCAGCCCCTGTGCCAACGAGATGACGGCCCGCGAGTATGAGGCGCTGCGCACCGGCACCTATGCCGCTGGGAAGGGTGGTGCCGATGATGATTAAGTTACTCTTCGCGGATGGCACGACCTGGGAAGACCAGAACGCGCGGCGCGTCCGCGTGAACCTGCAGACAGGCACCATGCTGATCCGCGGCGCGCACTCAGACACGGGCACAGATGATGTCCAGGTAAAACGAATCGATCTGGGACAGCTTCTGAGCGTCACGGTGGACCGCAATGACAAGTAAGCAATATACATGCATCGGCGAGAACTTCGCCCACGGCGCACGCATGGGCGCGTGCGGTGAGACTCGAACTTTGATGGGATGGCTGGTGCATCTGACCGGCAGAAGCGAAGAATTCCTGCGTGAGTATTTCAGCGGTTTTCCGGACTCAAATGTCGCTGAGTACATTTATACCAACTATGGCAAACGGCTGAGCCAGCGGCCAAACAGAAACGGGCAGAAAGGGTAAACAAATGGCAACCTACAGAAGAACCAACAAACAGCAGAACGAGCAGCCGCGCCAGCCGCGTGAGGCGCTCAAGATCGACAAGCTGACCGTCACCAGGGCTCGCCGGTGGGACGACGGCAACGAAACGTTCGATATGGACCTGAACGGCATCAGTATCTACGGCTGCCGCCTGGTCGAGGGCAAGAACGGCTTGTTCGTCAGCTTCCCGGCCCGCAAAGGGAACGACGGCAAATACTACAGCCACGTGTACGCGACGCTGGACGATGAGACGGTCGAAGCGATCTGCCGGCAGGTTGACGACCTGCTGGCCAAGCAGTAAAACTGAATAAGACAAACGTAACAGGGGCGGCGCGTTTGCGCCGTCCTTTTCTTGTAAAGGGGGATTAGATGCAGGATGTAAGATACCTAATGAACGGTTATCTAAACATGCAGTATATCATCACGCACAGTCATGGCATGCGCGTCTGGCTGATCGGCGGCCGCGGCATCGGCAAAACCTATGGTGCGCTGCAATACTGTCTGGAGCAGGGCAAACCCTTCCTATATATGAGGCGCACCAAAGACCAGATAGAGAACATGACGCGCGACTACTTCAACCCTTTTAAGAGTCTGGCGCCGGACTGGCTCATTAACGTTGAAGCAATGGGAAAGGCCGGCGGCCGGTTTTATACAGGCGATCCCGATGACAAGGACAGCCAGCAGACGCGCGGTGTGATGCTGGCGCTGTCGGGCATCGCGGCACTGCGCGGATTCGACATGTCTGACTACGATCTGGGCGTATTTGACGAGGCCATACCGGAACAGCACGAGCCGCAGCGACGCGGCGAAGGGTACGCACTCCTTAACGCGCTGGAAACCATCAACCGGAACCGTGAACTGCAGGGCCGGCGCGCTTTCCAGATGCTGCTGCTGGCCAATGCCAACACACTGAACAGCCGCATTCTGGCCGAGACAGGGGACAGCAGCATCATTCAGAGGATGAACGCCAGTGGGAAAACCTTCTACGATTCGCCGGCGGTGACTGTCTGGATATTCAACGATTCGCCCATATCCGAACGGAAGAAGGACCAAGCACTGTACAGCAACCAGCGTGGCCGGTTTGCCGACATGGCACTGCGCAATGAGTTTGGGGACGATACGTCACAGATACGCGCGGCCGACCTGCGGCAATACAGGGCGCGTGCTGTGCTGGGTGATATGGTGGTATGGCGATCCAGGCAGACGGCTTCGCGTTATCACATAACCAGACTGGACGACGCACCGGCCGGCGCGCTCAATGGCGTGCGCACGTTCACCGACGATGCCCGCGGCCGGAAAGAGTGCAAAGCAGCGCTTCCTTTCCTGGGGATCGCGTACACGCAGAATCGCGTCACGTTTTCCGATTATGCCTTGAAATTTTCATTCGAAGACTTTATTTATTGACAATAAAACAATCTTGTGCTATGTAAAAAATACAGGCGGCCATGCCGATACGCAAGGGTGATACGAGACCCACGGCAGGCAGGGCGCTGCACAGGTGGCCGCCTGTACTCTTAAGAAAGGAGTGCTGCACCATGCAGGATATTGTAACGCTGATATCAACAGTTGGTTTCCCCATCGCCGCGTGTCTGGGCATGGGGTGGTACATTTCCAAGACCCAAGAAAATTTGCGCAAAGTAGTAGAGGAAAATACGAAAGCTGTTCTTCTGCTCACAGAACGAATACAGAAAGGATACCAGGAACATGAAAGTGAATGATGTGCTTCGACTGATCGACGCTGGATTCACGGCCGATGAAGTACGAGCCATGGAAGCTGGCGAAGTGCAGCAGACACAGGCAGACACAGCGCCGGCAGAAGAGCCGGCCGAGGAACCAGCACCGGCAGAAGCAGAAGCGCAGGCAGATGCCGCGCCGGCGCAGACAGACGATGAGCGCATCCGCGCGTTGGTCCTGCAGACGATCAAGAACCTGCAGCAGAAGGACAACGCGAGAAGCGCGCAGAGGGCGGCCGAGAAGCCGCAGACCGCGGAAGACATCATCCGCGAGTTATCCAAACACATGTAAGAAAGGGGGTAAAAGATGAGCGTTAACACCATGGATTTCGAGCAGAGCGCTACACTGCTCGCTGCCATCGCGTCGCAGGCGACCGGCCAGACCGCCGTTGCGACCATCAATCCGTCTGAGTTTGTCACGCAGGCGCAGACCGTGCTGGCGACCGGATACGACCGAATGACCACGGCCATCAGCCAGGTTTTAAGCTACACGATCTACAGCGCGCGCGAGTACCTGGGCAGTCTGCGCGGCATGCGCGTGGACGGACGCAAATGGGGCGGCATCGTCAGAAAGATCAACTACATCGACATGCCGCTGGTCGATGACGAAGTGTACAGCACGGCGACCGACGCCACGCTGGCGAACTACAGATTCCGGAAGGACCTGTCGATTCAGACAAATTTCTACGGTGACACCGGCTTTGAGCAGTACACCATGTTCTACAAAAACCAGTTGGACCAGGCGTTTACAGGCCCGGACGAATTCGGCACGTACATGGCCGGTCTGCTGACCAAGATCAACAATCAGCTGGAACAGACCTTCGAGAACACCGGCCGCGCCGTCCTGTGCAACCTGGCCACGGCCAAATCGCTGGCCGATGCCAACAGCGTGATCCATCTGCTGACCGAGTACAACGCCGATACCGGTCTGACGCTGACTGCGACGACCGTTATGCAGCCGGGCAATTACGAGCCGTTTGTTAAGTGGATGGCGGCCCGTATCCAGACGATCAAAGACCTGCTGGCTGTTCGCGGCGTGAAATTCCACGTCAACCCGACTGCCGCCACGCCTGTGGGCGGTTACATCCAGCGGCACACGCCTGCGGATCGCCTGAAAATCTACATGAATTCGGGTGTGATGAACAATATCCAGGCAAGGGTGCTGACCGGCCTTTATAATAAGGACGATTTTAAGATGGTCGATACCGAGGCCGTGCCTTTCTGGCAGTCGCCCGACAGTCCTGCGAAGATTCAGTATCAGCCGAGCTTTATCGACAACACCGGCACGGCTACCGAAGCGCCGGCGGCTGTCACACTTAATAATGTGCTGGGCATCATGTTCGACGAGGATGCGGCCGGCTGGGCCGTCACTGATGAGTGGATGGGCAGCAATCCCTGGCACGCTTTCCGCGGCATCAGCAATTTAGTCTGGCACTATCACTGCAGGTGGTGGAACGATCTCACCGAAAACGCTGTGATTCTGATGCTTGATTAATAACGCGTCTATGACGACGCATCGCATGGCGGGCAGTATTCTGCCCGCCATAGTCAAAGGGGGTGCCGCCGTTGGTCGTTCAGTTTTACAACTTCTCAAAGAAACAGAACAGCACAGCGCGGCCGCCTGCGTCCGCGCTGATCAAATCGACCGAGTGCTATCTAAAAGAGGGCTGTTCCGTCGTGAATCCGTCCATCCGTGTGGCCTGGGCGGCCGATAACATGTTGCCCACATACGCGTATATTCCGACGTGGGGCCGGTATTACTTCATCACGGATACCAGCTACGTGAATTCCGCGCTGGTCGTGGACATGTCGTGCGATGTGCTGGCTACATATAAAACGCAGATCGGCGCCAGCACGCAGTATGTATTGCGCAGCGCGGCAGCGAAAAACCCGATGATTATTGACAGCATGTATCCGACGCAGACCAAACCGGACGTTATGCACAGAACGGCGAATACACCGTTCAACGCGGTGGGCTGTTATATCCTGGGTGTTATCGGCCGCGGCAGCGGATACGGCACGGGCACTGGCAAGGGACTTACCTACTACTGCATGTCTCCAGCACAGATGGATACGTTTGTAAGCTGGGCAAACTCGTGGGACACAGCATCGGATATGGCGGCCGCTTTTGCAACAGAGCTTGATACAACGGTCGATGCTATTGCCGGCCAGATGCTGCATGTATTCGACTATATCAAAACGGCGTTTTGGATTCCGCTGGCATTCACAGATATAGCCGGCGAAGAGGGCCGTATCGTGCTGGGCGGTTATCAGTCTCCAGCAACAATCAAAGCATACAAGGTGGCCAACTTTAACAAGCTATATACAGGCACAGTGCCGTCTGCGATTATCTGCGGATTTTATCTGCCGGATCATCCGCAGGCGGCAACAAATGGCGCGTGGATGAACGCTGCACCGTACACTACGCATTATATTGATGTTCCGTTTCTGGGCGACATCGCCGTGCCTTCTGAATTTCATAGCGGTGACAGCATCGTTGTAAAGGCAGATATATCTATGATCGACGGTTCGGCCCAATTCTATGTATACGGCGAACCGGACGACACGGAAGACAGCATCATGATCGGCCGGTATCAGGCGCAGATAGGCGTCCCCATTCCGATCAATGTTGTGCGATCCGACATCGGCGGCGCTGTGTCGTCCGGTCTTGGTGCTATCGGATCACTGTTGACAGGCAACTTCCTGGGCGCGGCCGCCGGCATCGCCAGTGCCGTGCAGAGTGCGATTCCGGCGCCGCACACGATAGGCGGTCTTGCCGGATATCATACGACCGGATATCAAGCGGAACTCGTTACGACTTGCTGGCCTATCCCCGCAACCGACAACACCAACCATGGCAGTCCACTGTGCGACCGCCGCGTGATAAGCGGTCTGCCTGGATATATCCAGACGTCCGGCGCCGCGCTGGCACTGGCCGCAACCGACGTCGAGCGCGGGCAGGTGACGTCGCAGATGGATGCCGGATTCTTCTATGAATAAGGGGGTGAACGCACATGTATGTGCCCATGCAGTACCAGACGCTGAACGCAGCGATGGCATACCGAGTGCCGAACACACTGCACGACAGCGACAGCACGACCAGGTATTTTGAGCGATATTTTATGCAGAAAGCAGTCAGTGTGCTGGACGTGGACATTCCGGCCGAGTGGGACAAGGACTTTTTTCTGTACTGTCTGACCGCTTTCGGCTACTGCGTTGTAACAGATACCGATGAATATGGGATCGTGCCGCAGGCGGCCGCTATCAACGGGATCGGCCTTTACTACCAGCCGACGCACTTCGACGTGCAGAACAGCCTGGTCCGCAAATCCGGCACACTGGGCGTCGATGGCGTGCTGATCCGGATGACGCCTGATTATATGGGCATCTATGATATGATTCATCAGTATGCCTATAAAATGAGCCTGATCTATTCCGCGCTTGATCAGTCACTGATCAACAGCCGGCTGTCGTGGGCGCTGGGTGCGCGCAGTAAAAATGCCGCGCAGACGCTGAAAGCGGCAATCGACCGGATACTGCGCGGTGAACCTGGCGTCGTGATCGATAAAAAGATTCTTGACGAGGAAGACGGAAGCAGCCCCATCATCGAGTTATTCAACCGGAACCCGAAAGAGAACTATATTACTGACCTGTTGCTGCGTGACGCACAGACACTGGAAACCAGATTCAACCGCGAAATTGGTATTCCGGACGTCACAGAAGACAAAGGAGACCGCCTGACCGCACAGGAAGCGTCCGAGCTTAACGCGGGCGCCAGCGCGAAAGTAACGCTTTGGATTGAAAATATCAACGAATCGTTTGATGAGCTTTTCCGCGTGTACGGCATCCGATGCCGCGCACGTGTGCGGAATCTGACACGAGGGGGTGAACACGTCGATGAGGATGGGGGTAACGCTGAACGCGATGCTGCTGCACGACCCGACGCTGTTTGATGGCGTGACCGTTCCGACCGGCGTCGACCGGTCCGTGCTGGTCGATACGATCGTGTTTAACTATGGAGACTTGTATCTGACCAATACGGACCCGGTCTGGACAAAGGCCGCCATTACGGTCTGGGGACAGCGTCATAAGTACTACATGGATGAACTTTACAAGACGCTGAATTACGAGTACAATCCAATCGAAAATTACGACAGATACGAGGAGTACACCGACACGACAGCGGCCACCAGCAGCGGCACGAGCAGCGAAGAGAGCAGCGGCACGTCGAGCGCGACCACGTCCGCGCAGACGTCGTCCAGCACGACACAGAATCTGGCCGCCTACAATGCCGCCACCATGCAGCCGGACAGCAGCAGTGCGGACACCGGCACGCAGAGCGGAACGAACAGCGGAACGAACAGCAGCACGACATCGGGTGAGACCAGCGGCACGCGGAATGAGACGCTGGAACATGAAGCGCACATCCATGGCAATATCGGCGTGACCACGGCCGCGCAGATGATCCAAGGCCAGCGAGATATCATCAAGATCAGTTGGTATGATACGATTGCCGACCTGTTCGCCAGTGAATTCTGCATAATGATCTATTAAGGGGGGTAAGCATATGAAAACCTGGGCACAGGTGGTCCGGCAGGCGCTGACCATGGCCGGCGCGCAGATGATCGCGGGCGAGCATGACAACAACATGCCATACTGCTACATCTACGGCGGCAACGGCGAACTGCTGGACGAAAAGCGCATCAAGCAGTTGGTGAAGACATACAAACTGCATTTCAACCAGTTATTCAAGAGCACCGGCACGACGGTCGAAGACCTGATCCGGCATTGTGCCGGCAAGTATGGTTTTGACTGTTCCGGATTCGTCTGCTTTGTCACCGGCGCGCCGCGTGACATGAATTCCGGATCGCTCATCAATTCCTGTTCGCTTATCGTGCCACCGGCCAGCGGCGTTGCCGGCAGTGTGCTGTGGAAAGACGGCCATGTGGCGCTGGACATTGGGACCGGCAAGTGCATGGAATTCGTCAATGAGTACCAGGATATCGAAATCAACGACATCAGCAAGCGAGGCTTCACGCGCAGCGGGCAGCTTCCCTGGGTGGACTATCGCGGCGCATCGAACATGTAAGGGGGTGCAGGATGGCTTTATATCAGAATTACCCGTACACAGACCTGCAGACAGCGAACCTGGACTATCTGTTGCTGCAGACCAAGACCAATACGGAAAGCATTCAGACAACGAACAACAGGGTGACTGCAAACGCCAACGCGATCAGCGCGAATGCCAGCGCTATCAGCACCGAAGCGGCAACGCGCGATCATAGTGATAGAGTGCTGCAGGATCAGATCAACGGCATCATCGCCGGAACAGCACAGGTGGCTGACCGGCGACTGAATGTCAACTACAAGCGCAGGGTATTGTTCCTGGCTGACAACTTCGCGAACATCGACAGTGTCGAATACTGTGCACTGGCCGCACGCTATCTGGGACTTCCGACTGCATACTACCAGGTGATATACCGGCAGGGCGCCGGATTCCATCCGGCCAGCTATGCGGCGAGCCGCACGTTCGCCAACATGCTGAGTGGCGCGACACTTGAAATCGACAGCGACAAGATCACCGATGTCGTATTTACTGCCGGCGCGTATGACGTCAGCGCGGCAACGGCCGACATCGCGGATGGCATCAACACTTGTTGCGACTGGGTAAAAAACAACATCCCCAACGCGCGCATATGGATCTTGCTGGCGGCCTGGCGTCCCGATAAGCACGAAAGCAACGATTTCATTAACGTATACAACACCTATAGGCTTTATGCCGCGGCGAATGGTGCAACGTTCGATTATTCCGGCATTGCGATCCATTCCACTGCCCTGCTGGACAACACTCGTATGACACCGACCGCGGCCGGCTGCCGGAACCTGGCATTTGCAACGGCGCAGATTTTGTGCGGTTCGGAATCCTCGTTAATAGAGCTTCGCCGGCAGGCGGTCACCTTTACACCGTCCGCGCCGCTGTCCTCGACAACGTCCGAATTTATCGACAACAGACTGTATGGCGGCACTGTGTTCGTTGGCATCAATGGAAGATTGAATTTCGACAACACCACAAACGTCCAGTTGACCGTATGGATTGATATCGGCACCGTAACATCGGCCATGTTCGCAATGTCCACGACGAACCCGCAGCAGATCGTCGTTCCATGCGTGATCAACTACACAGGCGGCGCGCACGCAGCAGGCACAGCCGCGTTCCGTATCGTTGGAAACGTACTGCAGTGCAACCTGCGCGCGGTCAACCTTTCGACCGGCGGCTGGTATGCGGCGCAGCCTGTCAGTACGGTTCAGCTTTATGGCGCGGGAGCCGCGCTGGATGCGATCTATAACTGATCTTTCTGCCGGTCGTGCGCTTA